ATGACTGATTTTGACTTTCAACTTGATAATTTTATGCTTTATTGTTCGTCAAAAAATCTGTCAAAGAAAACAATGGCGAGTTATGAGCAGACATTAAAACTATTTGCAATGTATCTCAAAGACACTTATCAAATTGATGATGCGAAAAAGGTTCAGTCAGGACACATTAGGCATTACATTAAATATTTACAAGAAAGAGGGAAGTATGTTGTAGCGTCTGATGCAAATAAGATGAGTACAAATAATCCGCATAATCGTCAAGATTACAAAAAGCAAATTTCTCGTACAACAATTGCAAATTACACTCGTAACATTAAAGTATTCTTTAATTACTTGCATACAATTGAACGTGAAATCACTAAGAATCCATGCGAAACAATCGAAAACATAAAGCCTGATCGCAAGCAAAAAAAGTTTATTACCCAAGAAGATTTTATGTTGTTACTTAGACAGTTCGACACTTCCAAATTTCATAACTATAGAAATGTCGTAGTGCTAAAGCTTCTTATGGACACAGGAGCAAGAATATCTGAAGCGTTAGCTATTACAGCGGAGCATATTGACTTTAATCATAAGAGCATCCTTATCGTCAACCCGAAGAATAAGCAGCAGCGATATGTCTACTTTTCGCCAAAACTGGCTAATGAGCTTAAATCATGGATGAAGTATAAAGATCGCTACTCAAATAGTGTTTACATGTTTCCTACGACAAAGGGAACGCAGCTTGATATTCGCAACTTTGAAAAGCAGCTAAAAGAAGCAGGGGAACGAGTGAATTTGTCTGTACATCCTCATTTATTTCGTAATTCATTTGCGAAGCACTATATCCTAAATTCTGGCGATTGGTTTAGTTTATGTAAAATCTTAGGGCATTCGTCCGTTGAAGTTACAATGAAAAGTTATCTAGATTTTACAGATGAAGAGATTGGTAGAAAGTATCAACAGCATAGTCCACTTGCCAATATGGACATATAAGGCGGTGGACAAGCATATGATTAAGCAACGTAAATTCACACGCAAGGCTGTATTTTTAGCTACAGAATCTGAATACGGTGATCGTCTACAACAAATCACAGTTGAACGTATTCGCTTAACACGACAAATTATCGACTCTCGAAGTGTACCTCGAAGGCAATACGAGGAAACATTGTTGCAAATCTATAGATTAGATCGTGAGCGTGATGCAATCATTCAAAAATTCGAGTAATGATAAAAGAGGTGATAGAAATTAATGTTGCAAAAGTTTACTTAGGTGGCCGTTTCGTTTATCGCACAATTCGATTGGACGCAGAAGGCTTGTACATCAAGTACAACAACAAACGTGTAGCAGTAAGGCTAGATCAGCACACCAAGCTGTACTATGTCGCTGTAGCGTCTCGTAAGCCACTAGACAAACTGGAGTATGAGTATAAGCAGCTAGTTCACAAAGCAAGTAGCCGAGATACTACTCACGAGCAATTGTTAGAGATACGCAAACAACTTTCAAATATTCGTAGAATCAAAAAAACTACTCACAGGAGTGTATAATTATGCAATCAACATTAACGAATAACGAACTATTGAACTGGTCTACTGATGTTAATCTTTTTCACACAAACATGGTGGATGTGCTTCACTATCCAACAGACGGGTGGATTGTAGAAAATCTCAAGCGTTACATTACAAATCAATCTCAACTTGACGAGTGGTTTAATCACTTCGCTCTTGCGTATGATTGCGACTTTGATAAGCTTGATCAGTGTTGCATCGATTTCATTGTGGCTCAAGAAAAGTCGAAGAAAAGAGCAGATCATTGAAAAATTAAAAAATATTTTCAGAACGTTTGCTACTATTGTTTCCTTATGTTTATAGTGTAGTTGTGGACTCTTTTTAACAATAGTTATTCGTAACATTGACTTCAGTAACCAAATTTTGATATATTAGTAGCAGGAACTGTAACTAAAATTTATACAGTTTCTGTTACTAATTAAAAATTTAAAGAGGTGATCTCAATGACGTGATTATGCTTATCATACTTTTATAATTATCGCTATAATTATTATCGAGTGTGCTGACATATATCTTGTCTAGCGCATTTTTTTGTTTTAAATGGTTTCAGAAAATTCAATCAATAAGAGGAGATATGAAAAATGAGTAAAAGTAGAAGAGAAAGAAGAATGTTCAAACTACAAAGTCCAAAATGGGCAGAGGCGAAAAATATAGTTGATAACTTTGTATATGATGAGAAATTCAATTACACTGTCTATTTTACAAGGGATGGAAAGAGAAAAGAGGAATCATTTGAGTTTCATAATGTAATTAAGAATGAACCTATAGCATTAGAGGGCGATATAGATATATTAAATTATACATTCATTAGGTACAAGTCTAAGACCACATATGATAATGGCAAATTATTAACGCATCTAACACAAGAAATTTCTGAAGATGAGGTTATAGATGAATTAACAATAGATAGGATTGAAAAGATAGAAAAGTTTGATTGGACTAAAGCGCCACGTATTAATTATTAAAATGAAGGAGGGATTCATTTCCCTCTCTCTACTAAAAAATTGAAAAGGAAGATTCATCATACTAACAGAAAAGCAATTGTTTCCTGATTTTGACACAGAGAGACCAGAAGAAATAGAAAATAAAAATGGATTAAAAATAGAAAAAGAATATAGCGAACGAAAACAACCTTTATCACTATGGACAGGAGAAGCAAGCTATATAAAAGATCGTATGTATGAATACATAGGATACGTAAAACAGCCTGAGAATTACAATATTAAAGATGCTAAGTTACGAATCCAGCTATTGCGTGACACTGACATAGATAATGATCAGATTATCATCGACTTTTTGAGTAGTGGAGCATGGATTAACAAGTGTCACAAAACTAAAAAAGATAGATTCACAGATCAAAACTTTAGCTATCCAGCGTCATATCTATGCAGTTACGTCATTCATCCTGATCGGAAATTACATAATATTTTAACCTCAGAACAACAAAAAAATCGAGGGAGAACATATGAAGAACGTGAAGACATTACATATGACGAGCACGGTAATGAGATTGTGGCAACCTATACAGTAAAAAGAAGCTTCAAACGTGACATAAGTGTTGATGAGGTATATGAGCCTCAGACATCGCACAATTTCATAGGCACAGGCGACAATAAAAAGCAATTACATAATGATGTTTCAAGATACACTGACATATCAAGTGTTAAGCTATCTGACCCTAAACATGTGAGGGTTTTGCTTGAACGTTACTCTGAGTGGAGACAAGACATTCAAGAACAGGGAAACATTGATGAAGAGTTCAGCGAGCTTTTAGACAGATTGGATTTAATCATTGAGAATACAAATTTTTCTCAGACTGAAATGTTTATCATAAGCCTAGTGAAACAATCTGAGTACAATTACAAGCAAATATTAGAATTAGTCAATAATAAGTTTGGAAATGTATATACATATAAGCAAGTCAATTACGCAATAACGGAAAGCATACCTAATAAAATATCAAGAGTAGCAGCAAGAATAAATAAAGCAATGAACAGTAGCATTAATACATAAAATAATAGTTAGAAAATTCATATTTTTTTGTCAATTTTTCTGTTTAAGTCCCTATATAGTATGAGCTGAAGTGTTATTAGTTTAACATTTTGTTCAGTATTCATATTTTTGAAAACTCCTTTAGTTGTAGTTTTCTGTACATATGAAAAACTCCGAATATTTGTGACTTGTCATGTCTCACTTCTCCCGTTGTAGCTTGACAAGTCTACTTTTTAATATTCATTCAAGAAATTTCTTGTAAGAAAGGCGGTGAAAAAATGGAATTTACAACGGAACAACAACAATATATTGATGAACTTTTACAAGCCGAACAGCAAAAAGTTGTAGACATTCAATCTCAACTGGATACATTACAACAGTCACAACAGACAAAAGAAGATGAGATTCAACAACTACAAGCTCAAATGTTTCAGCAAAAAGTTGAAAGTGTACTAAAAGAAAATGACTTACTAGATTTCAAAGAAGTCATAAACGTTACAACGGAAGAAGAATTGAATGCCACAGTTGAGAAGCTTAATGCAGCAGTTCATAGCACACAACAAGACTTCCAGCCGACAGGTAAGAGAAATACATCTGTTTACGATGCAGCAGCTAATAAAGGCGATACAGTGGCTATGATCGGCTCTAAGCTAAGCAGACTTTTCAAGTAATAGCACAACTATATAAACTAAAAATAATAAAAGGATGAAGTACATAAATGTTTAAATCAAATAACTTTCTATCAATCGAAACAATCTCACTAGATAAAGAAATTACAAAACTAGGAATTCAACAAACTCCCCTTACATCATTACTAATGAGTAAAGGTAAAACAGGGAAAGCGCAAGCACCTACTCACACATGGAGAGAAGTCACCTTATCGAATGATGATGACATTAGTGTTATTGAAGGTAATAAAGATATTCAATTCTACGAATCGCAACGTGCAACACTTAACAATATTTGTGAGGTGTTTCAAAAAGGTGCCCAAATTTCAGGAACTGTAGCAGCAATGTCAGGCAATGAGATTTCTAATCATTTTGCTAAAGAGGTTAATGATCGACTACTAGAGTTAAAAATAAATATGGAAAAGCGTTTAGTGTCAGGCGTGAAAAATGACGGCTCAACTACACCATTCAAACGCAGATTACAGGGAATTGAAAATTGGGTAGACAGTGACAACATTGTAGAATCAACTACACCACTTAAAGTATCGGAAGCTGATATTGTTGAAACGTTGAAAAAGTTATGGCTGAAGAACGGTTCAGGTTCTTACATTGGACTAGTTAACTCTACCATTAAAGAACAAATTGACGAACTGTATAAAGATGCTTATTTTTATACAGCTAAGGAGTCCGAATTCGGCTTAGTGGTTAATAGCATTCAAACTAGTTACGGTGTGATTTCCTTGCTTCTAACACCTCATGCTGCTCAAAATAAACTAACAATTTTTGATGTTAACGACTTAGAAATTGACTATCTACGTCAACCACAATTTGAGGCGCTAGGCAAGACGGGAGACGCTGTAGAGGGCTTTGTAGTAGCAGAAGCTACGCTATATGTTGCAAGCCCTAAAAAGGTCGCTCAGCTTGTTCTGAAGGACTAATAATACTTAAAAATACAAAATAAAATGAGGGGCTTTTCCCCTCTTATACGAAAGGAAAGATTAAAATGACGACACAGCAATTAAGTCCGTTCGATTATAAGATAACTCGAATGAGAAAGAATATTCGGTTAAGAGAGATAGCTGAGTATTTAGATTATTCACCTTCAATGATTTCAAAGTTCGAGAACGGACATGTCCATTTTACGGAAGATAAGATATCTAAATATACATATTTTATTAACACGTATCAAGATAACAATTAACAAGAAAATGGGAGAAGTGAGCAAATGAGTTTAGCAGTAAGTGCTACAAATTTACATGAGCATTACATAGCTGTAGATACAGCGACTAGCATAAAATTTGAAGAAACAAGTTATCGTGTAAGCGAAGAAAGCACTAAAGATAAACTAATAGTGTTAGACGGAGAGGCTTATTTTTTTAGTGGTGACAAAAATCTAATTATAAATTTAAAGATACGTTTTCAAGAACAGAACGACAGAAGTTTTGATAAAATAACTGAAATTGCTAAAAATCTCTTTCAATCTCATGCTGAGAAAGGCGATGAACTGGCTATCGCTAAGTACGGATTCGATGAAAATGGTTTAGCATATGCTCAATTTACTAACAACTGGCTACATTTTAAGCCTACGGATAGATATTATGGCGATGCAAGAAATTTGTTTCTAACATATGGTGCAAACATGAAACAAGCATCTGGGCATCTTGATCTTTCGTGTGTTGAAATTACAGCTGATTTTTTTATTCCTGTTTATGAAGCGGTAGCAAATGAAGGGGTAGGGAATTCAATTTTTGTTTATCACTTAACTTCTGAAAAATGGGGAGTTACAGAAGAAATCATGCTCAATGAGCCTGAAAATATAAAAAAAATAAACTTAACTAGAGTAAAGAGACACGCAACATTCGCTGGCTCAGGAGTAGATGCGTTTCCTGTGACTGCGCTTGGTGAAGGTGACGGACAAAAAAAGTTCGATAGCGATAATCCAATTTCCCCAGATTTGGAGGGTCAGGCTATGAGCGGACGAGGATTCACCATTAAGCCTGATGGAAGTTACGATATGTTTTATTTTTCTTCAAACTACGGCCGTGAGCGTTCTCTAAGACTTAAAGATAATGAAGTTTTATTAAAATCAGAAAACAGCAAAATACATATGCAAGCAAAGACTTACGAAATCGAAGCTGAAGACGGTGCAGTTAAAATTACGTTATCTAATGGTAGCTACTTTGAATTGACGGAGGCTGGAGACATTAACGCTCATGCTATCAATAATATAAAGTTGACAGCCGATGCTCTAATCCAATTCGAATCTGATAAATATGAGTTCTTATAAGGAGAATACAAAAATGAAACAGAGTTATTTTTACTGCTATGATCGCAAGCTAAAAAACTATCTAGTATCTAATAAGCACAGTAACCCTATAACATATGCGCTTCATCCTAAAACGAAATTAGAATTTTGGCTATTTCTCATTACAGCAGAGTTGCAAAAAGGTATAGCAGAGTATAAGTCTTTAGGAAAAGCTAATATAATTTAGTATTGCTACTAGGAAAAACTAATAGAAAAATATAGCCTTCTTGGAGAAACTAATAGAATTTATTATCCTGATAGGAATAATTAATAGAATTCTATTAGAAATAGGGGGGCTTTATAACTTAACTATATAAATTAACTATACAAACTAACTATACAAGAGTGATGATTCCGCTACGCTCAGTTAGTTTGTCGCTTTCGCTTCCGTAAAAGCCAAGTTCAAAACCATCATCTCACAACACATGATTAATGTAATCAATCAGCAAAGGAGTTTTTAAGTGTCAAGTAATCAAACAAAGAAGAAAGAGTATACCCCCAGTGTTACCATTTACAATTCGTTATTAAGAAGCGGTACATATAAACTAAGTGTGATCGAGTTGTATTTTTACATATTGTTAGCGAAACGTAAATCAAACTATGACGATAAAGTAATAATTACACTCAATACAATTTATAAACTACAAACGTTGTATACAGTAGAGGGCAATAATACAACTGGAAATATGAAGAAGATTCGCAGTATACTGATTTCCATGCAAAATAAAAATGTAATATCTATAAATGTAGATGTTACCGATAAAAAGACAGCTAAAAATGATGATGTGTTAGTTATTAGTTTTCAAGAGATTGGATATGAAAAAGGGTATCTGTCTGCTGATGCTTCTATATTAGATGTGACGGACGACACTCATAAATTGTACATTTTGTGTTTTATTGCACACCAAAAAGATAAGCAAATGAATCAGTCAATTGATGGTTGGGCTACTATACTCAATTGCGATTATAAAACAGCGAAGACACATTTAGATGAGTTGCAAAATGAAGGGTTAATTCATTGTGTAGTAGGTGAAAAGTACATTGATGGTAACGGTAATTATAAACAGCATCCCACGAGGTGGTTACTAGGTGGTAAGGTTGTAGATGAAAATAAAAGTATTGAACATGGTTCCGAAGTCAAAGAATCGGTTAATGAGACTAATATAAACGATGAATCAACCATAGATACAGTAAAAGACAGTGTTACAAACTATGGAAATTGGTATGTAAAAGATTCAAAGTTAACATCTGCTGATTATGATATATATATTAAGGAGAAAGATAATAAAGAATTTAGAGTTAAAGCAGATGCAAGACTCAATGCTATTCGTGGTTTTAGTAGAAACAATCCAGAAGGAAATGAAACATCTATTGCGAGAGTTGCTAAATTAATCGAAGAAGCTCAAGAGCGTGCTGATAAAAAAGTAAGAGAACAGGAAAATGAAATAAGAAAAGATAAGAAGTACGAAATTATTAAAAATCGTTACAAAGGAATCATATTTGAAGATCCAGCACAACAACAAGATTTAGTTTTAATAGAGATAGATACCTTTAAGAATATGTCTGCTAAAGAATTAAGGCAGTTCAGAACGCTGTATTATGATTTTATCGACACTGAATATAGCAATAAGTATTATGAACAAACATATGCGTTTAATGGCAATAGCACAGGCGAACAGTCGCTAATTGCAGGATGTAAAGATGATACTATACTTAAAATTAGAGATAAAATAGTAGAACAATTCATTAAGCATGAGCAAATACAAATTAATGAGTTATTGGAATATAGAGAATTAATACTAGCAGAAAAAAATAAAGATATTCCTTATGATGTAGAACATGAGGGTGATCTTATAATTTGCACGCCTTGGGATGTAAGTAATGAAAGCTTAAAAGCAAGAACTAGAAAGTATTCAAAAACGAAAAAAGTTCGTGCTCATGCTTAAAACAGACACACTCAAAAGAAATGAATAGTTTTACCACTAGCAGCCTTAAATAAGGTTGCTTTTTTATATTTAGAATAAGGAGAAAGAAAAATGAATGAAAATTATACAATATATGATGTGATGAGACAGCTATCAGCGAAACGTAGAATGTACGTAAAATATCGTTTCAACCTGTGGCATCCAAAAGATACTAATATTCCAAAAAATGAAGCTGAACTAGTAAAAAGAATGAAATTGAAATCAGGTAACTTAGATTACTTCAAGACATGGGAACAATCGGAAGATTTTAAGCATATCACAGCACTTGTATTGCAATCAAAGCAAGCTGGTGACTTAGAAGCTATGTACAACAAAGCAAAGCAACGTGTTATGTCTGACAACGCTACAACTAAAGACATCGAAATGATGGTTAAAATACAAACGATTATCGAACAAGCACACAAGCAAGCACAGAATTATTATACATATGTGTTTGAAGAATACGAGGATGATGAATAATGTTAGCGACTTCAACGAGAAAACAGAATGTAAGTAGCAGAGGTAAGAAAGACAGCAAGAAAGCAAAGTTTGATAAGATTATGAGCGATTTTATTGTGTTTTGTGAGGAATTCGTGAGGATTGTAGATAACTACGGTGATTTAGTTCCCTTCGTTCTGAATTCAGAGCAAAGGGATTTTGTTTTTAATATGAGTAAATTCAATCAGATTTTGAAATCTCGTCAGATAGGTTTTAGTACGATTTCATTAGCTTATTGTTTGTGGCAAGCACTAAATAAAGCAAATACAAGTTACTTGATTGTGTCGCTAGATAACAAAGGTGTAACAGAGCTATTTAATCGACTAAAGCGTATGAATGACAATCTACCACGTGAAAAATATTCTTACTTTCCAACTACAACAAGAGACAATCGAGATGAGCTAGTGCTTTCAAATGGCAGCAGAATCATCGTCTCAGTTCCTTCTGAAAACGTAGGTAGAGGTAGTACATTTCAATACGTTCTATTGTCTGAATTCGCTTTTTATGAGTTAGACCAGGCTAAACTATTGACAAGTGTTACGCAAAGTTTGAGCAAGAATACTGAATCACGAATCGTTATTGAGTCAACAGCAGATGGAACAGGAAATTATTATTATGATCTATACACTCGGTCAGAAAAGGGAAAGACAAATTATAAAGCATTTTTCTACGGCTGGATTAGTAATGCACATAAGACACAATTCAAAGCGGAAATTGATCAAGCTGTCGAGTGGTACAAGGCTAATAACAAAGGTAGACGCTTGTCTAAGACTGATTTAGTTACAGATGAGCTTAAACATCTTCATGAGCTTGATGCTACATTAGACATGCTAATGTGGCGAGAGTGGAAACTTAGCTCGTTGAGTGATAAAACAGACTTTTATAAAGAGTTTCCAGCTACAGCAGCACAAGCATTTGTAACAAGCGGCACACGTTATGTTTTTGACCAAGCGATGATAGTTGAGCGGTTAAATTATATTCCGCAGCCATTGGATAGTGAGTTATTAAAAAGAAATCTGCCAGCAGACTTACATAAATGGATTGGCAAAGGCTTAAACGTGTACAAGTTGCCAATGAGTGGACAAAAATTTTGGGGTGGTTGTGACGTTGCTTCTGGGGTTGGCGGTGACTCGTCAACGTTGACAATCATCAATGCTGAGGGTGAAGAGGTGCTATCGTTTGCAAATAATAAAATTAGCGTTTATGAAATGGCTGAACTATTAAACAATCTATGTAGATTTTATAATCAAGTCTTTTTAGCTATCGAGCGAAACGGCTTTGGATTGCCTTTGCTTGAAAAGTTATCTAAGGATTATCAATATATAAATCTCTATCGTCAAAAAACATGGGATAAAAAAGGGAAACGAAAACTAGTAGAAGGCTGGCTAATGTTAGAGTCGAATAAGCCTATTTTAATATCTAACCTTAAGGAACAATTTGAAAAAGGCTTAATTTGTATCAATAGCAAAGAAACGCTAGAGCAATTACAAATGTTTGTTGAGCAAAAAAACGGAAAACTTGGAAACCAACGAGGAAATGCGAATCATGATGACTTAGTAATATCTACCGCTTTAGCATTAGAGGCTGTTAAAGCTAACCGCTGGTATGTTTAATATAGAGGAGATAAGAAATAATGAAGAATAAAGAAAAATTAGAACGGTTTATAAGTGAACAAGGATATGACTCTGCCTTGTGGTTCATTGAATTTGTCAATGAGACGAGTCAGCAATTGAGAATAAGAGACATTGAAGATAAGAAAAACTATCTAGCAGGGAAAGGCCACATAGTAACTAAGCGACCATTAGAATACTTTGCAGGGAAGCCTGTCGACCCTCGCAAGGTTGTGTTACAGTATGCTCGTAGCTTGATTGAATACGCAGTAAGTTACCTACTAGGCAACGGAATCACTTATAGCGGTGACGAGCAGATTGTCAGAGAGCTTAACAAATTAAACAAGCGTTTATTTGATGGTATTGATTATGATATTGTTGAAAATGTATATAGCTATGGAAATGCTTGGGAACTATTGTATAATAGTAATGATATAGTAAAAAGTAGTCTAATAGACCCACTTGATGCGTATCCTATCATTGACAATCAAGGGGAATATATCGCATTTGTTGAGTGTTATACAGTCAACGGAGTGACACAATGGAACGTATTTGTTGATCGAGAGGTTCACAAATATAGTGATGCTGGAGGTGAAGTACATCTACTAGGAACGTATAGAAACATTGGAGGATTGCCGATCAATTACAGAAATAGTAATCCACTGGATACGGTATTTGGTATGAGCGATCTTGACAACTATATTTCAATTCTTGACAATATTGAGGAAGTGTTCTCTAAGTCTTTAGATGGCTATTACAGATTAATGCACGGTATATTAGTTCAAAAGGGTAACCTGATAACAAATTATGACGTTCCTCAGCATGGTACAGGGTATGGAATCATTCTTGAAACTGAT